AATACCTATCTCCATTTACAGAATATTATGGTGTATGGAATGATGAACAAGTGCCTAACACCTATTCACATTATAGTGATATTGCAATGGAGACATTACTTCAGCAAGTTAAACCTGTTATGGAAAAATATACAGGTATAAAATTAAGTGAGACTTATTCTTATGCAAGGATTTATAAAGAAGGTGATGTCCTAGCTCGTCACAAAGATAGATACTCTTGTGAGATTTCTACAACATTAAATTTAGGTGGAGATAAATGGCCAATCTATTTAGACCCAACAGGTAAACAAGGTCAAGCAGGAGTTAAAGTGGACCTTGAACCAGGGGACATGTTGATCTATTCTGGTTGTGATCTAGAACATTGGCGTGAAGAATTCAAAGGTAAAAACTGTGGACAAGTATTTCTACATTATAACAAATCTAGTTCTAAGACATCTAAAGAAAATTACTTAGATAAAAGACCTATCTTAGGCGCACCTGCTTGGTTTAAAGGTGTTAAGTTGACAAAGATTAAAAAATAGTTTACACTGTAAGCTTGTAGGGGGAGGACCCACCACGAAATCCCCTTACTTTAAAATCTGTTGAATTTACCAGCAATCTGATATACTACCTAATAAACAGGTTTTTATATGCTACAAAAATTAGGCTTTGCTCCAGGATTTAATAAACAAGTAACCGAAACCGGTGCTGAAGGGCAGTGGTTTGATGGTGACAATGTACGTTTTAGATATGGTTCCCCAGAAAAAATAGGCGGCTGGCAACAACTAGGTGATGATAAATTAACCGGAGCCGGAAGAGCTATTCATCATTGGGATGATAATGCAGGTATTAAATATGCTGCAATAGGAACTAACAGAATTTTATATGTTTATTCAGGAGGGGTATATTATGATATCCATCCAATTAGAGAAACCTTAACAGGTGCTAATTTTACTAGTACATCAAGTTCACCAACAGTAACTATTACAACTAGTGGTGCCCATGGTTTAATAGAAAATGATATTGTAATGTTTGATAGTGTTTCTGGATTAAGTGGATCTACTTTTAGTAATGCCACTTTTGAAGATAATAAATTCATGGTAACATCCGTACCTTCTACTACAACATTTACAATTACAATGGCTACTAATGAAGCCTTAACTCCTTTAAGCACTGCAGGATCTGCCTCTATACTTTGTTATTATACGGTTGGACCTTCTCAACAACTTGGGGGATATGGTTTTGGAACAGGATTATTTGGTGGTGTTACATTAGGGCCTGCAACTACTACCTTGCAAACAGCTTTAACAGATACTATAGGAACAACTATAGTTTTAAATAGTAGCTCAGCGTTTCCGGCTTCAGGGACCATACAAATTGATAGTGAGTTTATTACCTACACAAACAATGACACAACTACAAATACTTTAACCGGCGGTGCTAGAGGGGTTGACGGGACTACCGCTGCAACTCATACTGCTGGAACTACAATTACTAATATAACAGGGTACGCTGGATGGGGAGCTCCTTCTTCTACTGACTTTACTATTGATCCTGGTCTATGGGTTCTTGATAATTTTGGTACAAAATTAATTGCATTAATTTATAACGGAAAATGTTTTGAATGGGATGCATCAGCTACAAATGCAGTCACGATTAGAGCAAACGTTCTTGCTAATGCGCCAACAGCATCACGTCATGTATTAGTATCAACTCCAGACAGACATTTAGTATTCTTTGGAACTGAATCTACTGTTGGAGATCCTACTACTCAAGATGATATGTTTATAAGATTCTCTGATCAGGAAAGTATTAATCAAACCGATTCTTATACAGTTAAAGCTGAAAATACAGCAGGTACTCAAAGACTTGCTGATGGATCAAAAATTATGGGAGCTATTAAAGGTAGGGATGCTATTTATGTTTGGACCGATACTGCATTATTTTTAATGCAATTCGTAGGTCAGCCTTTTACTTTCTCTTTTCAACAAGTTGGAACTAACTGTGGGTTGTTTGGTAAAAATGCCTGTATTGAAGTGGATGGTTCTTCTTATTGGATGTCTGAAAACGGATTCTTTACTTATGATGGTCAATTAAAATCTATGCCTTGTCTAGTAGAAGATTATGTTTATGACAGTATTAATGATACTTCTCGTGACCTAATCAACTGTGGATTAAATAATTTATTTGGTGAAATAAATTGGTCGTATTGTAGTGGTGCCTCGGATGTTGTGGATAGAGTTGTGACTTATAATTATCTAGACTCATCAGCTGAACGTCCTATATGGACCACAGCTAGAATGAATACAGTAAGTGGTAGAAAAGTTGGGGTGCCGAGAACGGCTTGGCAAGATTCAGCTGTATTTAATAAACCCCATGCAACTTTTTATGATCCTGATGATAATGCCTCAACAGATGTAACTGGTAATACAGATGGTATTACTATATACTATAACCAGGAAACAGGGACCGATCAAGTTGATGCCGGTGGTGTTGTTACACCTATAAAAGCAAATATATTATCGGGTGATTTTGATATTACCCAAAAAAGAAGTAACACAGGTCAAACCGTTGGTACACCTGATCTTAGAGGAGACGGTGAATACGTTATGAGAATAAGTAGATTTATACCAGATTTTATAAACCAAACAGGAGACACTCAAGTTAGTTTTACAACTAGAATGTATCCAAACAGTACACCAATCACCACAGATTTTGCAATCGATGCAACTACTACTTTTAAAAGTACTAGAGTTAGAGCTAGATCAGTTGCATTAAAAGTTTCTAACACAGGGACTAATCAAGATTGGAAGCTCGGTACCTTTAGATTAGATATTGCACCAGGAGGAATGAGATAATGGTAGCGTTTTATAATGCAGCAGACCAAGAACTTTATAAAAAATATAAATTTCTCCCTCAAGAAAAATATAGACTAGGTCTTACTCTTCCAACAGATCCTGTAGCGGATCCTGTAGCAGATCCTGTAGCACCGGTACCCGGTGGAATAACAAATACAAATGCTTTTAATAATAGTGGTAATGATTTTCAAAATAATACAAATTTATTAGGACTACGTACACCTGGAAGTGATTTTGCTTCATCTGGAAGTTATATAACGAACAGAACAAACTCAGGATCAATGCTACCGGGTGCTGAAAAAGAAGATAATTTTTTACAGAAAATTTTAAAAGCAGGTGGACGAGGTATAGTTTCCATGATTCCGGGAGCAGGAATGTTTACATCCGTAGCAGATAAATTTGATAGGTTCGACGATTTAAATCCCCTAGACCAAGAATTTATTAATTCACAGATGTCAGGTTACGAACAAAACATACACGGTACTGAAAATTTACCACAACAAGATCGATATGGTTATAATAAAAGAAGTGCGTTAGGTAATTATTCCGAGTTAATAGATAAAAGAGTTAAAATAGCAGAAGATTTCTATGCTAAAAAAGGATACTACCGTCCGATTGATGAATACTATATGGATAAATTTAAAGATAAAAACACAATTCAAAGTCAGATGGATATGAATGATAAAGTTAGAAACCATATTATAAATCAAAAAGCACAAAATGGTCCTGCTATAAATAACCCTTTTTCAAAAGATTACAGTGGTAATATTCAATCACCAAATTACACACCAACAGGACCCAATCAACCAGATCCTACTCCTACTACTAATAATAATGGTGGTGGTGGAGGGAATTTTGCTTCTCAAAATACAGGTACTAATGAAAATTTTTCTAATAAAACCGGCAAAGGAAGAACCGGATACTTCTTTGGTGGTAGAGTAAACTATAAAAAAGGTGGTAGAGTTAGTTTTAAAAACGGAGGCCTAGCAGGTTTAATATAATGGCAAAAATTGTACAATCATTAACTAGAGCATCAAAAGAATATGAACAAAGAACATTCCAATCCTTGGTCAGGGATCTGGACTCAGTAATTGCAAAATTAAACACTTCTTTTCAGGAAGAAGTAAAACAGGAGATAGAAGCTAAGAGTTTCTTCATGGAATAATGGCAGTAGTAAATCAATATAAATTTTATGGAATAACAGTAACGGCTGCAGAAACTGCAACATTACTATCCCCTGATGTTAATGAAACTATAATAATTAAATCAATTAGATTAGGTAATCTATCGGGTTCTAACAAACCTATTATTACTTTAAAAGATAACAACATAGCTTTATTCAATGCTCAGGAATTAGATCATAACGCTTCATTAGAACTACTTACTCAACCTTTAATAATTGAAGGAGGTACTACTTTTACTTATACTACATCAGGTACAGTTTCTAGCGGCGTTGCTATTGGAATTAGTTATCTAAACATTAAAAAGGAGAAAATAGACTAATGGAAATAAAACAAGCAAAAGTAGAGACAATTTATAGACACATTGAGACCGGTGAGCTTTTTAAAGAGAGAAAAGACTGGGAAGCTAAGGGTTTCAAGCAGGAGGAGATGGCACAGGACGTGAAAGTTATAATGCCAGCTCTTGATTTGTTTAGTAAAACAAAGTAAAACGTATAGACTAAGGATAAAATTATGCCAATTTCAAATATGCAACAACCAAGACAGATGTACGAATACGGTGGACTAAGTGCCCCTAGACAGAACTACGGTTTAGGTAGCTTTGTAAAGAAAGCTGTACGTGGTGTTAAGAAGATTGTTAAAAGTCCACTAGGTAAAGCTGCTTTGATAGGTGGTCTTGGTTATGGATTAGGTGGTGCTAAATTTTTAGGTGGTAAAGGTATATTTGCAGGCGGTCAAGGTATGGGTCGTTTTAGTAATCTTATGAATTTAGTTAAACCTTCTTATAAAAATTTTGCAGGTGATGAAAAATCAGGTTTATTAAAAGGTCTATTTTACGATAAAGACAATAATTTTAGTGCTGGTAGAGCAGCTATGACTGGTTTAGGTGTAGCAAGTATGGCCCCTCTATTTATGGGTGGTGATGACGAAGAAGAAACTGTTGTTGAACAACTAGATCCAAACGCAGCAGTACAAAGTGCAAAAAATTATTACAGTGGTTTAGGTGACAAGGGTGTAGGTTTAAACTTTATGCCACAGAAAAAATATGTTAATCAAAATTTCTATGCAGCTGACGGTGGTAGAGCCGGTTATGCTAATGGTCAATTAGTTACTCCAAGCGGAGATGGTTCAAGACCTGGTTATGCGGGACCTCTTGATTTTTTTAAAAATTTAAAATCTGGGTTTAATCAAATAGTTAGTGGAGAGACTCAATCTTTTCTAGGTGGTGACCAAGCAGGAATGAATGAAGCTACTGTATTAAAAGGTTATGGAATTGATTTACCAAAAGAAACAATTGAAATGATTGTTAATGGATATAAAGATGGTGCTGATGTTGATACAATTTCTGCTCTTTCAGGAACTGATAAAGATACAGTAACAGGTATTATAGATATGTTAAACATGAACATAGAACAACCGGTTGAAGCTAAGGCATACGGTGGTATAGCCGGTTATGCAATGGGTGGAAACATTGAAGACGAAGAAGAATTTATGAGATCAGGTGCAGGACAAAGCAGAAGAATGCCAACAGCATTTTTAGCAATGGGTGGTGGCG